GAAGGGCCGGAAGGTATCTCTGCCGCAACGTTCCAGCGTGCAGTAAGTGGGCTTGGCGATGATGTCGATACGATCACGCTTCGTCTGCACAGCTATGGCGGCGACGTGTATGACGGGCAGGCGATTTACAATACGCTGAAACGTCACTCCGCTCGCGTGCGGGTTGAGATTGACGGTGCTGCGATGTCGGCTGCCAGTTTTATTGCAATGGCCGGCGACGAGATCGCGATGGCAGAGAATGCCATCTTCATGATTCATGATCCGTGGACGGTCGTGATGGGTAACGCTCGCGATATGCGAACGATGGCCGATGCAATGGATAAGGTGCGGGACACGATCACTGGAGTCTACCACTCGAGAACGCTGATTCCGGTTGACGCCCTGAACAACATGATGGCAGCAGAAACTTACTTTGACGCCGACGAGGCGTTGAATGCCGGGTTTGCTACTGAGGTGATCCCAAACAAGGGTATCAACGATCTGGATACGTCTGTGATCCGTAACAGGTGGGAGGCGTGTCCTGATCACTTGATTGAAAAACTGGAGCGTTCAATTGTGGACGATTCCCATATCGAGCATTTGCGGCGGCGTGTTGCCGTCCATTCTCAGTTCCGAGGCTGAGTCGCCACGGAGTGTGTTTTTTGAGTTCGCCCCGTGGGGCAAGGGAGAGTAATGAGTCAGTCGATTAAGGCGTTGAGCGAGAAGCGGGCAGAGATTGAAGCTGGTCTGAAGGCGTTGCTCGCTGATGGCGAGACGCGTGATTGGACCGCAGAGGACGAGCAGAAGTACGAAGCGTACTTTGCTGAAGACGCGAAGATTAAAGCGGCGATTGAGCGGATCGAGTCTGTCGAGAATCTCGGTTCTCAGCTCAATGATCTGCGTGATGCTTCGGTCCAGTTGACCGGCAAGAAAGAGCTGGGAGATCCTGAGCTGGAAAATAAGGCTCTGCGGGGCTGGCTGGATTCGCAATGGTCTGAGACTCGGCAATATGTCGACGATTCGGCACGCAAGGCAATGAAGGCGTTCGGCGTTGATCGTGAATTCGTTGTGAACGGATTCATGCGGAACTTCCGCAACGATCTGACGACCGGCACCAGCTCGGGTGACGCGGGCAATGTCATCAACCAGCGTCTGGTTGCTGCGTTGCAGCAGGCGTTCCTGTTCTACGGCGGAATGGTCAACGTGGCTGACGTGATCACGACTGCCAACGGTCGTGATTTCATCTTCCCGACGTTTGACGATACGTCTAACACGGGCAGCATGGTTGCCGAAGCTGGTGCTGCTGGATCGGCCAGTAATCCGACGTTCGCGAAGCCGACTCTGGCGGCTTACAAGGGCACGACTGGCATCCTGAAGATGACGTGGGAGTCGATGCGAGACGCTGACGTCGATCTCGTTCCGCTGCTTGGCGGTGCGTTTGGTCAGCGTCTGGGTCGGCTGGTCAACACGAAGGCTACTGTTGGCGACGGGTCTGGCACTGCAACAGGCATCACCGTTGGTGCTGCTGCCGGCGTGACTGCTGCTGCTGTGGCGGCGATCACGTTTGACGAACTGATCGATCTCGAGCACTCGCTCGATATTGCTCACCGGATGGGTGCTCAGTTCATGGTCAATGATTCGACTGTGAAGATTCTTCGTAAGATCAAGGACTCTGACAACCAGTACATCTGGCAGCGTCCTGTCACTGCAGGGGCACCAAGCACGCTGCTCGGCTATCCGGTTGCCATTAACAATGACGTTCCGGCCGCTGCCGCGAGTGCTGTATCTGTCGTGTTCGGCAATCTCAAAGCCTACAAGCTGCGAATTGTTGAGCAGGTCCGCATTTACCGGCTCGAAGAACTGTATCGTGCGAACGATCAGGACGGGCTGGTTGCGTTCAACGCGTTTGATGGAAAGGTCGTCAATCCTGGCGATGATCCGATTGTGAAGTTGACTCAGGCCGCTTCCTAATTGGCAGCAGTGAGTTGTTGTGTAGCACGGGCGGGAGTTTGTTCCTTTCCTCTCGCCCGTGCGTTTGTCCCGCCGGGGGTGGTCCCCAGCCGAGCCTCATTAGCTTGGCTTTATCGGCTCGATTCCGATCGGCGGCATTCTGGCGAACAGATGATGTGGTGTTTGTATGGTGGCGGGGTCGTCTGTTCGCCAGCTCCTTTTTGAGCTGTTGCAGTTCGCTGCGTTTGCGTCGTTTGTGGTCATGATGTGTGGGTGTTGATGGCAGACGCATACAATTACGAGAATCGGCTCACGCTGGTCGGCACGATTACTGAGCCGGTCACTGTGGATGAGTTGAAGCTGTACTGTGGTATCGACTCTGGGTTTACCACTGATGACGCACTGCTGACCGCAGCGATTACAGCGGGACGCGAATTTGTGCAATCAGAGACGGGTCGCCAGTTGCCGGCTGCCACGTACGACCTGACGCTCGATGGTTTCCCGAAGATGATCTACCTGCCACGCTCTCCGGTGGCCAGCGTTGTGAGCATTAAGTATCAGGACACTGACGACGCAGAGCAAACGCTGGCCGCGTCGAATTACGTGGTTGATGTGGTTGATCCTGAGCGTGTGTCGCGAATCGTGCTGGCTCTTAATGCGGCATGGCCTGCGACTTACGATTCAATCAACACGGTCGTTGTGCGATTCACGTGCGGCTATGCGACGGTTCCGGCAATGCTGCTGGCTGCCGTTAAGCAGTACGCGAAGGAGTTGTACGACTTTGGCGAGCCTGACACTGCTAAGCTGAGGATGTGGTGTGATCCATATCGGGTGTATCGGTGGTAAATTATCGTCCGAAGCGTGATGTATCGTTACCTCGAAGCGTGCTGCGAGAGCGTGCGAATGTTGGAGTGACGTTCCAGAGTTACTCGCTATCGCAGGATGCCGCTGGTGAGGAGCTGAAGTCGTGGTCAACGCTGGCGACTCGGCAGGCGTTGATGTTGCCGATGAGTGGTAGCCAGCGGGCGGAGCGGGCGGCGACGCACACTTTGAGCGTGCGTTATGTGGCTGGATTGAGTCGTGATCATCGAGTGTTGATCGGTTTGACTTATTACGAAATCCATGACGTGATCGACGTGGACGAGAATGGCCGAGAACACATCTGCCGCATCCGTGCGATTGAGGCCGGCTAATGGCTAAGAAGATCCGCATTGAGGCTGTTGGGGATAGGCGTCTTCTGAGGAAGCTGGATGGGTTGCACGCGAAGGTGCGAGATAAGATTGTCCGCAAGGTTGTGAGTAAGGCAACCACTGTGATCAAGCAAGAGATCGTAAAGCGTTCTCCTGTGGGGACGAGTGCTCCGGTTGACGACAAGGGTAATCCTCGCAAGCGACTGAAAAAGAGCTTTAGTAAGCGGCTCAAGATGGCTCGCGGCAAGGACGGGATACACGGAGTTGTTGGTTTGCCGCCGAAGTTCCCGAAGTTTGCGTTCATGCTTCATTATGGAATCAAGGCACACAAGATACTCCCGCCAAATGGCCTTCGTTTAAACATTGGCGGCGTTCGTTTTGCGAGAGTCGTCAATCATCCAGGCGTGCAAAAGCAGGATTTCCTGCGTGACGCAATGGTGGCAAGTATGCCGAAAGCTAGATCGGTAATGGCTACTGAGCTTCGCTCACGTCTCGCGAGTGTTGCCAAATGATCAACGAAGATTTGCACGCACGACTGATCGCAGACGGAACGGTGTCTGGCTTTGTGGGAAGTCGCATCTATCCGCATCGGGCGAGGTTCACGCCGACCTATCCGCACGTCGTCTATGAAGTGACCAGTGACGATGACGAGTACGCGATGTCTGGTGCCGTTGGTGTTCGCGAAGCCAACATTGTCTATCGGTGCATTGCGGAAACGTATCGCGAGTCCCGCCTGATTGCGGATGCGATCCGCAATTCACTAAGTGGACTCAGTGGAGTGTTGGGTGGCTCGTTCGTTCAGGCTTTGTTCGTCGACAGCGTCAGAGATGACAAGATGCAGAAAACGGAAGACGCTGACTCGTTCTATTATGCGGTCAACATTCTAATTACGGTGCATTATGAGTGAGTCGGTTTGCTTGAAGGTTCGCACTCTGAGTGGTGGCACTTCTGAGCTAAATGTTATGGAGTTGCTGGAGATTGATGGGAAGCCATTTCATCCGGCAGGGGATTTGTCTGAGCGGTTCGCGTACCTCGAAGGTCGTATCGTGTCGCTCGAAACACAGTTTGCATTGGCAGTTGCCTCAGGGGGTTAATGGCGTCTCTTGGATTTGGGCTGAGTATTACGTTCCAGAGTGGTTTTTTTGCAGCGATCAAGGACGTCAAGTATAGCGGCATCAGCCGTGAATCAGTTGACGTCACGAACTTCGGATCAACGAACGGATGGAAAGAGTTCATTCCATCGCAGCTCAAGGATGCGGGCGAGCTGGAAGTTGAACTGCTCTACGATACCGATCTTGAGCCGCCGATTGATCAGGCAGCAGAGACAGTGACGATCACGTTTCCGCTCAAGTCTGGCGAAACTACAGCGGCGACGATTCAGTGTTCCGGCTTCATGACTTCAGCCGAGGCGGCTGTTCCGATGGGCGACGCTATGACACAGTCGGTCACGTTGAAATTCACCGGCGAGCCAACCTACACAGCAGGGAGTTAAGTTATGTTGCTCACGCGTGAGCAGATACTCGCGGCGACTGACTCTGTTATTGAAACAGTTTCGGTGCCGGAGTGGGGTGGTAGCGTTGGCGTGAAGACGTTGACGGGTGCCGAAAAAGACGCATGGGAGTCGAGCCGCCAAAACAAAGACGGCAGCTTCAATCTCAATAATGTGCGAGCGTCGCTGGTTGCAGTGGCGACGTGCGACGCGGACGGGCAGAAGCTGTTTACGCTTCAGGATGTCGTTGATCTCGGTAACAAGTCGGCACGGGCACTCGATCGAGTGTTTCAGGCCGCAAAGCGTTTGAACGGTGTAACTGATGAGGATTTGGATGAGCTTGAGGGGGAGTCTTAACCCCTGAGGGTCGCGACTGGTGTTTCTACGCCTATCGTGTA